GTTCGTTGTGGATGTCAGTTTGATCTAGACCTTCACCAAGCGTCAAGGTTGTACTACCGTTTGCAGTAGCGTTTACTGCTGCACCTGCCTCGTTTACAAGACCAAAACTGGTGTCACCAACAGTACCGACAAAAGTGTTAGCAGGAATACCTGTACCAGTAACAAGCTCGCCTTCGTGAACGTGAGCTATGTCAGCAGCATTGACGCTAGTAATTGTCGAGCTACCGTTTGTTGTTGTACCGCTAATTGTTTCTGAGTTGCTGATTAATTTTGCAGCAATAGTTTCACTGCTTACAACAATTGGATTTCCACTACCGTCTGTCAAAGAAGGTGTGGTGTGGTTGCCAGTAATAACATCGTTGTTATCTAGCGTAACTTTAATTGTGTATTGAGTATCGTAACTAACAAGTTTGACGTTGACCTGAGCTTTAGTAGGTCTATAAACGTTACTAATTTTAGAAATGTTATATCGAGTTAGTGTCTCTGTGCTGTCATACTCAACTTCTTTTTGGATGTTAGTAACAAACACATAGTCTTGAAACGACGTAGCCCTAAAGCGATCACGAGCCCGCCCAGAGCCACGTAGATACCCAAGATTTGTTGACGTGATGTTTGCAAAAGATTGCTCTTCAGGAACAACAGTAGGCAAAGTACCACTGATGGGCTCTACCTTAGACACACCAGTAACAAACGTAAAGCTTGATTCAATAGTCAGCGATACACCAGTAGCTGTTGCAGTAGCGTCCTTATCAAGAGTAATGCGACTGTTAGACGTATCAATATTAACAATCTTGGCTCCTGTAGGAATACCACTGCCACTAACACCTGCACCTATAAACAAATCTGTCATGGAGTTGACAGAAGCTATAACAGCAGAGTTGTTAGTGGTGTTACCAGTGCGGCTGATTGTTCTACTATCATCAACCACCATCAAAATAAACCGCTCATCAGTGCTGCGGTTGTAGGTAAACACCCAAGCTTCGTTCCACTTCAACGGAGCCGTCAGGGTGTTACCACCTTTATTTTGTGTGAGCGTGTCAATACGCTTGAGAGGCACAGAACCCAAACGTTTCTTTAGTCCTTCAACCAGATCGCAATTAGCGTTCTCAAGAACTTTTGCAAAACCTGGCAGCACAAAACTGTCAGCCTGTTGGTTTACGCCTTTGTTAAGTGGACCAATGATTTGGCTATAAAGTTCTTTCGACATTAGCGGCTCAAGATGTCAGGACCAAAATTAGTAATAACGCGGCCACCGTACATGTCATCCGGACCGCTAATAAAGTTATAATTTTGCGCCATGTCTTCAGTACGCTTAAGAATTTGAAGAGCGTTAGCTTCGTCTTCTTGAGTGTAAGACTCAATACTAGATGAGGTTACAGCACGGTTAGAGAAAATCCGACCAGCACGAATCATGATGTAACGACGACCAGTTTCAGGAATACTGTCCCATACCAGTTCTTCTACAAGTTCAGCAACAAGATCGCTGCTGTTGCCAGTCATTACAACACCAAGACTAGTGCGAAGGTCGTAGGTATTTTTGATGCGATCGTACAACCTCAATCCACGGAGTACAAACCTTTGCGTCGGATAAGAAAGCGGGTTAAACCGTACAGCAAGAGTGTTTCCAGGTAGTTGGGACTGACCAGTAGTAGCGTCCAAAGGAATGGAGTCATAGAGCATTGTGTTCCAAGACCAGCCTGCACCTTGAACTTCTCGGCTAATTTCATCCAAGGTTCGCTCTGCCAGACTAGCGTCACCAGTCAAGGGTGGGTTTAGGGAGTTAATAGGAGCCTCACCAATAATGGCGAGAAGCGTATTAACTGCATTTAATTTAGATGTCGCCATTAAAAAAGGGGGAACATTTCTGCTTCCCCCATTGTATTGGTAATTAGTAAGAAGTAATTATCAATAGGGATTGCCGTCGTGCAGCAAGCTGACGCAGCACTCAGGACGTAGGATGCCGTGACCCACAGCGTAGGAGGCAACCATCATGGTGGACTGAGTCATTGCCTTGTACTCGTTGCCGGTCATCTGCATGGACACGTCCTTCAGAGAGACGGTACCCACGGCTTCCTTGGTGAAGCACAGACCAAAACAGTTGGCAATAGAGCTGGTGTTACCCTGCTCGTCCTGGTAGTAGTCGTTACGACCAGCAGCGGCCTGACCATCGGAACCGTCGCGGCCGTTGGTGTAGTTAGGACGCTCACCACGGGTGGTGGCGGACTGGTTGTTCAGACCAACGTAGGACTGACCAGAGGTGTAGGCGTTGAGGCCGAGGTGGTTGGAGGTGGTCAGGCGGAAGCCTGCAACCTGTGCCACGCGGTTCTCACCAAAGCTACCGTTGGAACCAGTGCCACCGTTGAAGTCAACGTTGATGGCGCGGTCCGAAGCCAGCACATCGTAGTAAGCACCAGGAGACAAAACGCAAACACGTCCTTCTTTAGGAGTGTCTTTCTCGTCCAGGGACTGGCAAGCCTTGAACAGGTTTTCAACGATCAGATCGCCGCGAGCATTGCGGTTAGCAGCACCGTTAAGGTCAATGCCGGTGTAGGAAGTACCACCAGGCAAAGCGTTGAGAACGAACAGACGCTCACCAACAGTAAAGGCTGCGTTAGAGCCAGTACCGATGGCAGAGATTGGGCTGATACCGAAGGTGGCAGCACCGTTGCTAGGAGCAGTAGTGATAACGGCGTATGCACCGGAATCTTCGCCGTAAATAACCTCACCAACAGCAAAGAAGCTAAGTTCCGCAGTTGCGAAGTTAGCGCTCATGGTAATGGTGGTACCAGACACAGAAGCAAAAGTACCGCCTGCAAGCTGGAACCGCTTGGAATCCCAGTCCTTAACGCGACCGTCAGATTCAGAAGCAGTCAGCAGGGTGCGAGCAAGACGCTGGTCATAGGCCCTTGCAAGAGCACGCCCTAATTCTGTTGAATAGATGCTTCTAACATCCCAATGAAGCTTGGCCTCATCAAGGTCGTAGATGCTAGCGTCGGCAATTAACAGATCATCGATGGTGATGATCTTTTCGCCAATCATTCCTTTGTTGCCCTGACCAGTGATCCAGTCACCAGGACGATGGTAGCGACTTGAAAAACGTCCTGTCACGGGGAAGCTTGCACTCTTGCCAGAAGAGATGGCACGCTTCATGGTCAGATCTTTGAAGATCGTCTCACGGTTAAAAGTGGTCAGAACTTCGCCTGAAAAGATTTTCAGGAAGTTAGCGTTTTCACGCTCGTAATTACCGGAGGCAGAACCAGCGTTGTACTGAACGCTGTTAATACTACCCAACCGGCCGAGAGATGCAAAATCAGGCATTTCTAAGTTTGGTTGAAAAGTTACTGCGCGTTCGCTTGACTGTTGTTATCGCCTCAGCGGCAACAATGTTACGTTCGCTATTTAAATATTAACCCCTAGGACCAAGAACGTCGCTACGAACTAGCTTGTCTTGTACATCTTGGGTGTAAGCACTGTCCTTTAGATAACGAGGATCGTTCATTGCGTCCATAACTTCTGAAGTTGAACGGAACACATCGTTGCTGTTGGCAGACAATTTACCACCAAGCAACTGAGGTTCAGAACCTGAGTTCTCTGCATAGGCGTAGTACAGAGATTGCAAAGCGTTACGAGCTCGGTAGTAGTCACCGCTATTTACTTCACGGTTATACGCTTCAAGCTCAGCTTCATCTAGGTTTTCCCGAGCCCACTGCTGAGCACCTTCAAAGTTCTCAGAACCTCCGATGCTTTCAACAATAGTTTGCTCTTGTTCATCTGAAAGAGCCTGGGCTTCTTGATCCTGTTCGTCAGTTTCTTCGGCAGACTCTTCTTCAACCTGTTCACCAGAACCAAGCTTCTTTTCCAGCTCCTGGTAGGCCTTGAGAAGTTCATCAGGACTGCGGAACTTGCCACCGATAAGGTCTTCATCTGGTTGTTGTTCCTGCTGCTGCTGGTTTTCTGCTTCCAGCGTTTGAAGATCTTGCTCGTTGTACGGCCCAGTTTCCTGCGAAAGAACGCCATCAGCTACAACTTCCATAATCAACCAATACGAACGCTGAGGTCAGGATACACAGAGACGGGTCGTTTTTGACGAATCGCCTTCACGTATTGTTCGTAAACGTCAGGTTTCTCTTTCTTTAGTTGTTCAATGCGAAGTTGCAGCTCAGTCTTAGGCTCTTCTTTAGGAGCCGGGGCTGGCTTCTTGCTCGGTCCGGATTGAGTCATTT